GTTGAAATTCGAAAATAAATTTTTATTTTACTAATCACAAAAAGTGACAAACTTTTTAAAGATAAATAAAAATAAAAATAATTATTAATATTAAATAATGAATACCATAGTATTGATATTATTAATACTTATTATACTCATGACCATGTCCAGGACGGAAATGTTTACGGAACAATTCGGACTTTCTGGATACACTAAACCAATGAATTCCGTTTTATTGAAAGATACTGAAATGGATTTATCTGATTACGAAGAATCAGGTGAAGAAATTGAAGTATCCAATGATCTCATGCAAGAAATGGTTCTCGCAACGAACAAAGAAGTTTCTAAAAAAACTGGTCTTTGTACGTATATTATTGAAACATTATCGGTAAAAAAGTATATAAATAAGACGAGTAAACAGGAAATATACAGATGTATGTTCATGTCGGTGAAACATAAGGGGTTTGCCGTAGGATTTTCAGTGACATCCGATTTACGAATTATTGATGGCCGTGCAACTGTACTAAATGTGAGAACACAACCTATAGACATTAATCCACCATCGGATCCAAGTATTTACCAGAAATCGATAAAGGGTAAAGAATTTGAAGATTATACAGAAGTTAGACGGAGTGAACTTGATATGGTTAAAAATACAAAAATAATAGATAAGGCTATATCTGATCCACGAACCATGTACGGTAAAATTAATATTTAAAACTCTAAAATAATTATAATGATCAGTATTGATGAAATATCACGTATAACTGAAAAGAGGAATCATTTGAAAAAGGAAACGTATACTAAAATTTACGAACAGATTTCAAAGAAGATACGTCAGTCGGTAGATTTAGGCCATAAATATTTGTTTTGTCAAATACCTTCTTTTGTCATGGGGTACCCCCATTTTAACAGGGCAAAAGCACTACAGTATATAAAACGACAATTTGAAATAGGTGGATTTACAGTTCAGATTATAGGCGAATACGAATTATGTATTTCATGGAAACCAAATAAAAAATCACGAAAAAATGAACACCATGAACATCCAGAAGATACAGAGGATTTTCCTACACTCGTAAACCTTAAAAAAGCAGCAAATAAATACAGGGGAAAATAATTGATGCGTGAGACTTGAAGTTTAAATATGTAAATATACTACAAATATGAGCGACCCTTTAAATATACTCGTCGAGGCAAAACGTGAATATATAGGTCAATTATGTTTACTTATGTGCCCAGTTATGATCGAAACGTTTGAAACAATGTATGAGGAAGCATACAAACTTACAAAAGGTCGAAAAGTTCTTGTCATGTACCAAAAACTTCTGAAAGAGGTTCCAAATTGGAGTGATGCCATGTCAAAACAACACACGGATAATATATCCAATAGGTGTGCGTGGTTTAACGATCTGTTAGCTGCTGTTTTTGTAAGTTGTGTTAAAATTTTATCCGCGGTTCGATTGAATAAAGATAATAAGAAAATTTCATTGAAACTTCCAACGAATGAAGTTTTCATTCAAACGTGTTATAACAACGCCGCCAAGGATTTGTATAGAGACCCATACATTTATCATGAAACACAAAACGAACATACAAGAAACGATAAATTATACGAGCGTTTTTGTATATGTATCGAAACATCCGTAAAAGAACTCATACCCGTACAACAGATTTTACAAACGTATATGTCTCAAACACAGGAAGGTCAGGATTTGGATGTTGGTGAAGCTGAAGTTGGTGACTCTGAAGACCCCGACCTGATCGATGGGTATGAAGAGGAAACGTCAGAAGAGCCATTCGATGCCGAACCTCCAATGGAACCTCCAATGGAACCTCCAATGGAACCTCCAATGGAACAGGTAATGGAACCGGAACAAACTTCACCATTTGAAAACGAATTTCGAACTATTGATACGAAGCAGCCACAGCAGCCACAGCAGCCACAGCAGCCACAGCAGCCACAGCCACAGCAACCAGAAGAAGAAGATGAAGGAGTTTTGTTTCCAGACGCATCCGAAACCCGTGCAAAAAAAGTTGGCTACTATTAAATGGAGTTCGAAGACTATTTAAGAGACCCCGCGTGGGCCGGAATTATCGCCGGTTTTATAACCGCAGGATACATACACTTTAAAGCAAAGATCAACAACGAAGGTAAGCTTCCCGTAAGTGCATACACAAAACCAGCTGCACTTACAGCAATTTTAGTATTTTTTATTGTTACTAACGGACTAGGTAAGAAAGAGACCATATCAACGGAACCATTTTAATTTTCTGACTTAAAGATAATATACATATTTACAGTATAATATGACTTCCGTGACCGCATTCAATGATATGATGGGTCAATTTCTTGTGGAATTACACAAGACATTTCCAGAAGAAAAAGGCTTGAAAAAGTGTTTATCGGCTTTCGATTTAATGAAAGCTTCAAACCCACGTTTAGTTGTAGACGGGTTTATGCAGGGTGTTACCCCGTATGCCGATAAGATTTCGTCCAAAGACGAATCATTTTTTATTGAAGAATCTAAGAATTTAGATTTTATGAAAGGTGTAAACCTCGAAAAACATTGGGGAAGTGCTTCCGAGAATACAAAAGGTGCAATTTGGCAATATGTTCAGACGCTCTACATGCTCGGTACAACCATTAGTTCGATCCCAGAAGACACACTTTCCATGATTGAGACAGTTGCAAAACAGTGTGCAGATAAAATGGGTGAAGATGGAAGTGAACTCGATGAAGCCGCGTTGATGAAAACCATGCAGGGTATGTTGGGTGGTATGATGAAAAAATAAACTCACTATATATAAATGACATCTTGGTTTGAAGATCCAAAACAATTGGTTCGAGTAGACAAAGTTCACGAATTTTGGCCGTCAAAGACACAATCTTCAGCAGACCGTGTTAACGCGACTGCTCGTTTTATCATTTATGCAACGTGTTTAATATACCTCATACGACGTGATCCACGTATATTCGTTTTAGGTGCAACCGCACTCGGTGTTCTTTATATAATGGAAAAATCTAATATGGTGAAAGAAGGTGTTATACGACCAACAAATGTATACAATAATGTGGGTAAAGAATGTTCCATGCCAACAAAAGACAATCCTATGGGAAATGTTCTCATGTCGGATTATGTAGATAGACCAGACAGACCCCAGTCGTGTCATTACCCAACCGTAAAAACCCCAGTAAACAATTTTCTAACAGGTGATATAAAATATGGACCATCTCGTTCGCGTTCATCTATGCCCGAATATCAAAGAAACGCACTATCGAGACAGTTTGTAAGTATGCCAGATACATCTATAGGTGGTACACCATATTACGAATTTATCCATGGAAAAAGAGATAATACGTGTCGTCAAGACCCGAGATTGTGTAACCCAGACGCGAGAGGGGTTCAACTCGAGGCGTTCGCGGGACTTGATCCAAATGGGGATAAGAGAAGTGGTATGCATAGAGGTTCTGGGTTAGGACCTTAATTTTAAACAATTTAATAATAAAGTAGTAGATACTCGATTTCCATAAACAAAATCTTTTGTAATAATAAATGGCGTATCAACTCCAACCAGGAATGAAAGTGGTTCAAGATCATGCGGTTCCCGCTGTTTGCGCGACCGAAGAAGTTTTTGTATATCCTCAGCCCAGTACCCTTAACTATACATCACATAGACCAAACACTATGTTATATGGTACTGCACCATACATGGCGGGTAAAGGTTCGCCAGCACAATATATCGATACATCGGATCAACTCAGACCACAAAGCACATCTCGTTTCAATAAAGTTTTGGCAAAAACGTATGAAAGAAACTTTCATCCACTCCAAAATGTCGAGTGTAAGTTACCACTTAGAACACAAACCTACGAACCATTGAGTACCAGAGCCGAAATGCAAAATGGATTATTTCAGCAAAGATACCTCAATAAAAATCTCGCTAAGAAATAAGAATGGCTGATCCTATATCTATAATGGCTATAGCCGGTTTAGTTTATGCCGGTAGAAAATTGAGTCAACCAGACGAAAAATACACAGTAGAAGGTAATACTATAGAAGAAGCGGAAGTTGTATCGGACTTTTCCAACATGGAAGTCGCTTCACAAACGGAATATTCGGGTCCAATATCACCACTTATAGAACCAAATTATATATCTAAACAGGAAATGAGTTCATTTGCTGAAATTGCACCACAACAACGTTCTTCGGGTGGCGAAGTCTTGTCTATGAGAAATCGTATGTATGACGCGGGGCGAATGAACAACTTATCACCAGTTGAAAAACAACTTGTTGGTCCAGGTTTGGGTGTTGGACCAGAAGTTCCCGCATTTGGGGGTCATCAACAATTGTTCCGTGTTAATCCAGAGAATGTTGGTGCGTATCGCTTAACGACTTTACCTGGTAGGTCAGGTCCAGCATTTGATGCTAAGGGTGGTAGACGTGGTATTGTCGGTGAAGTTGCACACAATAGACCAGAAAAGACGGCGTTTTTATATGGTCGTCTCCCCCCAGTTGCAGGCAGAGCACAGGGTATGACTGGTAGAACACCAAGAGCGGAACACGAACGTACAAAGAGAACAACAAATAGATCCGAAACGGGTTCGAGGACTGATACATTAAACTTTGCATCTGCAAAGAGAACTGTTTCTGCACTTACACGTGCCCAGGAACCAACACGAAACAAAGCCGATGGTGCTATAGAACAATATCAGTACAATAATCAACCAGCTCCAGGTATATCAAGTTTTATAGGTGGATACTTAAATACTCCAGCAACTAAGATCGGTGAAAAGAGAACATATGGCTCGACACACACTGCCGAAGAACTTATGAAATATGGTTTCAGGCCAGACGATAGACGTGGTAAACCAAATAGAACTGCGGGTCCAGGTCGAATGAACGTTCGTGCCGACGCACTTAACCAAGGTGGTATGGTCACGAGTGTTCGTTCCGATACAACGAGAATTGATGGTCGAGTAAATGCCGCGAATGGTGCTTGGACACAACAATATAGAAATAACGATTATCATAAATTCAACGCGTATAAGGGACACGAAAATCCAAACGCTACAAACATGAGTTTGGATACGGCGAGACGACAACTTGCAAGTAACCCATTAGTTCACAGTCTTTCTTAAATAACTAAAAATTATGAGATTTACACTCATTAAAATATTGTTCATATATT